GGTGGTGTAGATGGATATATGCCTATTAATATTAATCACCCATTAGAACTAGATGCTAATGATTATGTTGAAGTTGTTGCATCAGTAGATGATACAGGTATTTATTTAGAAAATTATGTAGCACAAGCAACACCTTTTGTAAGACCTGCAATTCCTGCATTAATGGTTAATTTGCAAATGATAGACCCATCACAAACAACAGGGTCAGCACATGAGTTATATATAAGCAATAGACAAAAAGGACAAGCAACGGTAACACATTTACCTAACAGTGTGTCGAATAAAACATATGGATATGTTATAATAGGCTAATGCAATTACAATATGTTCCTACTCAGGACATAGGTGTTTATTGGGATAAAATAAAACCTAGTCTAGAAAACATGGCTCGGAGTTGGAGAGTTGAGGATGCGTATTGTGAATTGAAAGAAGGTCGTGCAGATTTATTCCTTACTATAGAAGATAAATACTTTACCGGTTATATTATAACTCAAAGACATGGTGATGTGCTACATATCTGGGCAGCATATAACGACAACAACAATGTTCTAGAAATAGGACTAGATTGCGTAAAACAGTTAGCACAATCACACAGACTTAAACAAATAACATTTAAGTCTTATCGTAAGGCATGGGATAAGGTAGCGCCTAAATTGGGATTTAAGAGAGAGATATGGACATATGATTTGTGAACATAGCTCTTGTTCCTAAAAAGGACTACATACCTTGCTTTGGTGCAATACACGATTATTTAGAGAAGTCAGCTAAATATACATATGGTCGTTTCACAGCAGACGACATTAAGCAAAACCTATTAACAACAAACAAACAACTATGGGTTGCATACAAAAGTGTGCAAATCTATGGATTTGTTGTAACTGAAATCGTTACATACCCTCAAATGAAAACACTTATGATGCACTTTACAGGTGGCGTACATCTTAATAAGTGGAAAGACAATATGCTAAAGACATTGCAAGAGTTTGCTAAAGAACTCGATTGTAAAGTCATCGAATCATATGGTCGAAAAGGTTGGGGCAAAGTTTTTGAGCAAGATGGTTATAAACCTCGTTTTATTTATTATGAATTACCTTTGGAGTAAACTATGTTAAATTTATGGAAACTATTAACACTATCCGTTAGAATGTGTACATTCGCTGGAGGTGGTGGATTATTTGGTGGTGGCGGAGATGGCGGTGGTTCGTCTCAAACAACACAAGACATTCCAGAATGGTTAAAGCCTTATGTAACCTTCGGCTTGGAGGAGGCAAAAGGTTTATATCAAGGGAAAGGTCCAGAATATTATCCTGGTCAAACATACGTATCTCCATCTGGTCAAACATTATCAGGATTGACACTTGCTGAACAAAGAGCAAGGGCAGGTTCACCATTACAACAAGCTGCACTCCAACAGCAAGCAGGAACAGTTGGTGGAACATATTTAAGTCAAAGTAATCCATATTTAAATCAAGCATTAGCAGGTGCAAGAGATATTGCTACACAAGGATATTATGACGCATTAAAAGGTGGTCGTAGTGGTGCTGTAATGGCAGGTAGAATGGGAAGTGGCGCACAACAAGAAATTGAATCTAGAGCAGAACAAAACCTTGCTAATGCACTAGCTTCTCAAGCAGGCCAATTACGCTATCAAGATTACGCAAGTGAACGTGCAAGGCAGGAAGCAGCAGCATTAAATGCACCTGCAATGGCACAAAGTGAATATCAAGACATTAATCAGTTAATGCAAACAGGTCAAACAAGAGAAGCATACGACCAAGCTAAATTAGAAGCCGATGTAGCACGATTTAACTTTGCACAACAAAAACCATATGAAAAATTATCATCTTATCTTGGTGCTGTTTATGGTGCTCCTGTACCTATTCAATCTACTACTACACAAGAAACATCAGGTGGTGGTAAAATTATTTGTACAGCAATGAATCAAGCATATGGATTTGGTTCATTTAGAAACGCTGTATGGTTAAAATATTCACAAGAAAAACTTACAAAAGAACATGAAGTTGGTTATCATGCAATGTTTTTACCACTCGTTAAAATCTCATACAAAATGGGCAACAAATGGTATAACAAAGCTGTTAGAACTGTTCTTGAACATCTTGTTAAACATCGTACTAAAGACATCTATCAAGAATCTAAAGGTAAACGTAGAGACACATTAGGTCGCATATACAGAAACATTTTTGAACCATTATGCTACCTTGTTGGTAAAATTAAAGGAGTAAAGTAATGAGTGACCCAATAACAATCGGTGCAGGATTAGGTGCTGGAGTATCAGTATTAAGAGGTGGTAATCCACTTAAAGGTGCAGTGGTAGGTGGACTTGGTGGTGCAGGATATGGTGCATTAACAGGTTCAGGCATGGCTGGTAATTTATTATCACAAGGTGGATTATTAAATAGTGGTGCAGCAGGAATTGTTGGTTCAACAGGTGAAATTGGTTCAACATTAGCCACAACAGCAGGTGCAAAAGGTGTAGCACCTAGCTTTTTAGATAAAGGTTTGGCATTTATGAGACAAAACCCTGTAGCAAGTCAGGCTGGTTTAGTTGCAGCAACAAACATGATGCAACCAACACCACAATATCAAATGAATGTACAAGACCCACAAATTATTCCATCTCAACAAAGTCAAATGAATTATATTCCTGCACATTTACAAACACAGGTACAAAAACCTAGAGTTAATGTAACTGCACCAGCAATGGGTGCAACAACACCATATAGAACATTTGGTTTTGGTGGAGCAAATATGTTCCGTGACCCAATGGAAGATATGATACCTCTTAACTATCCACAATACTAAGGAAAAGATATGGCTGGAATATTAGATTATTTAAACCCATTTCAAACAGGTGGGTATGACCCAAATCAGCAAACAAATACAACAGGTACAAATCTGCCAAATGTATTTATGACCCCTGATTTATATAGTGCAGGTTTGTTGTCTGACCAAAATGTTCAAAATCAATTACAACAACAAGCAACTAAAACAGGTGGAGTTTTATCACTTGTTGATTTTGCAACAAGACCTAGAAATTTAAGAGCAGGTAGTGTAATACCATATTTAGGTGAAGCATATAAAACAGGCTTTGGTGGCGCACAAAATATTTATGGTGCTGGATTAAATCAACTATTAAGAAAAACAGCATTTGGTCAAAAAGACAGTCCATTTGCTAAAATTGATATAAGTAAAGTAGATACAAAGGAATCAGACCTTACTGAATTTTCAAAAAGATTAAATGCAGGTGACCCAACCGCATATAATTTTCTAAAAATGAAACAAGAAGCATCATTTAAGCAAACTAAATTTAATGAAAAATTTGATGAAAGAGCTGTTCCTGAGTTAGTTGACTTTGTTATTGGTGGCGGTTTTGCTGATGCACAAAAATCATTAGTTCAATTAAATAATGCAGTAAATGAATTAGAGAATACTCCAGAAGGAACTATTACTGGAAGATTAATTGGAGCACAACCTGATTGGTATAGAAGTAAATTTAACAGACAATCTGTAGCAAACCAAGAAAAAGTAGAAGAAATTGTGCAACGTAACTTAAGGTTAATTTTAGGCGCTGCATTTACTGCAAAAGAGGGTGAACAATTAATTAGTCGTGCATATAATCCTAATCAAACACAGGCTGAAAATGCAAGACGTGTTAGGTTATTGCAAAAACAAATTTATGATGCTGCAAAAACTAAACAAGAAGCATATGAATATGCAAAACAATATGACACCTTGGAAGGGTTTGAAGGTAAACTTTATACTCAATCAGGTCAATTCTTTGATGATTATGATGCAATGTTAAATGCTGAAGAAAAAGTTGAAGAATCTGAAAAAGGTTCTGGAGACTGGATGATAGTTCAATAACTAAAGGATAACAAATGGCAGAAATGCAAATTTACAAAGTAAAAGCACCTGACGGAACTATTGTTAAAGTGCAAGGACCAGCAGGAGCTAGCCAAGAAGATATTATATCTAATGCAAAAAGATTGTTTTCGCAACAGTCAGCTATGCAGCCAACATCTAACATGGGAGTAGGTTCAGCTAGAGCATTGGGTCAAGGATTAACTCTTGGGTTTGGAGAAGAAATAGAAGCTGGTTTGCGCTCAGCTGCATCTGCAACACCTGGATTTGGTGAAGTTGGATTAGCAGCAGGTATTCCTACAGAGCCAAAGCAAGGAGATATATATGACCAAATGGGATTAAGAACTAAAGAAGTATCTCCTGAGTTTAGACCTTATAAAGACATTAGAGATGAAATTAGAACATCTCAAGCTCAATTTTCTTCTGAAAACCCATTACTATCTACAGGTTTGGAATTAGGTGGCGCATTAGCACTGCCATTTGGTCTTGGTGTAGCAGGCAGATTACCTAAAACATTAGATACAGCATTACGTTCAGGCTCTATTGCACAAAGAGCAAAAGCAGGAGCTGCTGTAGGTGGTGGAGCAGGCGCAATAACTGGCGCTGGCGTTGCTCCTGAATTAGAAGATGTGCCTAGTTACGCTGCTGGATATGGCGCAGGAGGCGCAGCATTATCTGTAGCAGGCGGTGAAGCAATTAGAGCTGGTGCAAAACTTACAGGCGATGCGTTTAGAAACATTACAGAAAGATTAGGTTTTGGTGATGTTAATAAAAGAGCAACAGAAATTATTACTGACAGACTTTCTGCTGATGAATTAAGTCCAAATCAAGTAAAAGATATATTTGAAGAATATAGAAAATTAGGCGTAGATGACGCTACTCTTGCAGACCTTGGTAAAAACTTACAAGATTTAGGTTATCAGTCATATGTTGTTCCTGGAGCAGGTAAAACTGGAGTTAAAGAATTTTTAGAAAAAAGAACTACAGAATTACCAGATGAGATAGTTCAAGGTCTTACACAAAAAGCTAAAGTAAAATCAGATGTGTTTGGCTATGATTATGTAAAACAATTATCTAACAATCAAAGAGCAGCTGCTAATAAAGCATATCCAGAAGCATATACCAAAGCTATACCTGCTGAACCATTTAGAAAGTTTGCAGACAGAAAAGTGTTTTTAGATGCGTATGACGAAGCTGTTAAAAAAGCAGATGTATATGGAGAAACATTACCATCATTTGACCAAATACAAAATGCAGACTTTGTTCCAACAGAATTATTACATCAGATAAAAATTGGTCTTGATAGAGTAGTAAATAAACATCAAGATAAAATTACTGGAAAAATTGATGATTATGGTAGAGATGTTTTAACAGTTAAAAACGAATTCAATGACTTAATTAAACAATACAACAAACCATATGCTCAAGCTAATGCTAAATTTGCAGATGAAGCAAGAATTAGAGATGCTTATGAGATGGGTTTAAAATACAATAAACTCACCACAAGTGAATTAGCAGACAAAGTAGGTAAATTAAATCCTGCTGAAAAGGAATCATTTAGAGTTGGTTTATTATCTAACGTAAAAGAAGAATTGTCTAAGTTTAAATCAGGTGATTTTCAAAGAAGAATATTTGCTAGCGACAAACAAAAACAAGCATTATTAAAAGCATTTGATAATACAAAAGATTACCAAGACTTTGTAAGACAATTAGAACTACAGTCTAATAAACTTGCTACAGAAAGACGAGTTCTTAAAGGCTCTCAAACTTATGAAAATATAGCTACTGCTGACCAAGAGTTATTAACACCTCAAGTTTTATCAGAGGCAGCTAGAGGTAATTTTGGTAGAGCATTAGGTGGTTTAGTTAGCGAAGGTGGAGCTAGATTAAAATATCCACCAAAAACAGCAGAAGCTGTAAGAAGAAAGTTATTTGAAACAGACCCAGCAAAAAGACAATTAACATTAGATGAAATTGAAACTTTGCTAAAGCCAAAAAAAAATAGACTTCCTGCTGGCATATTTCCATATGTAACAGGAACATCAGGATTATTAGGTTCTGAATAATATGGCATACACTAACCCTACCTCCTATTAACTTATACAACGTACCGAGGAATTATGAAAGATATAGACCCCTACGAGATTGGTCGACTGACCGCAGAAGTTCAACAGTTGAAACAATCACAAGTTGAAATGGAACGAGACATCAAAGAACTACTCGCTTTAGCTAACAAATCCAAAGGTGGATTCTGGGTAGGCATGGCCATAGCATCTTTTATTGGCGGTATCATAGCTTTCTTGCTAAAAGGGTGGCTAGACCATTGAGTATAATATACGATATTATATATGCCCTATTTAAACTCTTTATTGTTCCAATACTGTTCTTTTTCTTTTACTTCTTATTTGCATTAACTGCAATCATAGAAAAAGTCATTGTTGGTATTGATAAACTATTAGACTTATGGAATGAAACTTGATATAAGAACATTAGAAGCTATATACGATATGCTTATCTCAACTCATGTGTTAAGAGATGTTGGATTACCACCATCTTATGAAATAGATTTTGAGTTACTTTCTGTTAGCGATAACTGTATGGCATCTTACACACCTGACCCTGATACCATAGGTGTATGTCCAGAACGACATCGATTCTTAACGAGCGTTATTAAGTCTATGTTGCATGAGATTATCCATATGACTAATCATTATTATGGTAAGTCTTATATAAGACATGATAAAAACTTTCAGGAATTGCGTAAGCACATTTCTAATGAACTAGGTTTTGATGAAAACGAAATATAAGGATTAATATGTGGACAGCATTGATAGCGCCAATTACATCTATACTCGATAAGTTTATAGAAGACAAAGACCAAAAAAATAAATTAGCCCATGAGATAGCTACCATGGCAGAGAAACACGCTCACGAAGCTAACATGGTACAAGCAGAAACTAATAAGGAAGAAGCACAGCATCGTAGTGTATGGGTAGCCGGTTGGAGACCATTTATAGGATGGGTTTGTGGCTTTGCACTGGCATGGCATTTTGTGCTATCCCCTGTTGTCCTATTCTTTGCGGCATGGTTTAATATAGTGTTACCTGCCTTACCATCATTTGATATGGGTAGTTTAATGACTGTATTAATGGGTATGTTAGGCTTGGGTTCACTACGCACATTTGAGAAAACAAAAGGTTTAACTAGATGAGATTATCTAAACACTTTAGTTTAGAAGAATTAACACAATCGGATACAGCAGTTAGGCTAGATATAGATAATACGCCTACTGTTGAAGTTATTGATAATTTAACATTTTTAGCGGAGAAATTAGAAGATGTACGAGCTTTATTACGCACTCCTATGCTTATTAGTAGTGGCTTCCGTAGCCTCATTCTTAATCGTCATTTGGGAAGCAAAGATACTTCCAGTCACGTTAAAGGATTGGCTGTCGACTTTATATCACCATCTTTTGGCAATCCTGAAGCTATTGTTAAAACCATTGTGGAATCTGATATACAATACGACCAAGTCATTCTTGAATTTAATCGTTGGGTTCATCTCTCGTTTTCTAAAGAAAAACCAAGACTCCAATCTTTGATTATAGATAAAAAAGGTGTTCGACCTTTTACTTAATTATGAATAGTTCAGTATTAGTCATCTCTGACTTACATATACCTTATCATCATCAAGATGCTTTTGAGTTTCTCAAGGCATTAAAAAAGAAGTATAAACCTGATTTAATCGTGAATATCGGAGATGAATTAGACCATCATGCCATCTCTATGCACGAACACAATCCTGACCTGATGTCAGCCGGTGATGAGTTAAAACAGTCTAAAGAATATGTAAGAGATTTAGAGAAGATATTTCCTGAGATGACCTTAGTTCATTCTAACCACTCATCTTTAGTATATAGACGTGCATTAAAATATGGATTACCTAAAGACTATCTTAAGTCTTACAATGAGTTTCTAGGCGTAGGTGATGGATGGAAATGGGTCGATGATTTAACTGTTACGCTATCAGATAATAGCCGTTGTTTCTTTACACATGGTATGTCTGCTGATGTATTAAAAGTGGCACAACAATACGGAATGAATACTGTACAAGGCCATTACCATACTAAGTTTTGTATTGGATATTACTCTAACCCAGACGCTCTTGTTTGGGGGATGCAAGTCGGTTGTTTAATTAATCAGAAGTCTATGGCATTTGACTATGCTAAAAACTTTAAGTCACGTTTTATTGTAGGCTGTGGAATGATTATAGATGGACAACCTAAATTAATGCCAATGGTCTTAGATAAGGATGGTCGATGGAACAAAATGATTCCCTAGAGTTTTTAGATTCTTTTAAAAACCAAACAGTAGAAGACATAGAATTTATCGAAGACGATAGAGAAGCCTTGCTTAAAATCACATTTAAAAACCAAGAATCATTTGTTATTACAGGTGATAGTATAAACCTATATTTTGCTCTACCTAAGGATGCGGAGTTTCACTAATGGACGTTTCTAAAATAGCTCGTAAGATTGAGAATTGCATTATAGAAGAATGTCAAATTGTCTATGGCGAAGATACCCTAATTTTAACGCTTGCTGCGCCTAATGGTGATGTATTTACACTAGAGATTATCGTAGACAGTATATACCTTGAAGAAGACTAATATAACGCTCATAGACGGCACAGAAACGGATAATTGTAGCAAGGAATACCAAAGGTACTGTGAGGCATTAAATCTATCTAAAAAGCCCTTAGAAAAGCGTAGAGAGTGGTTAAATAAGCTAAGAGATGAACAACGAGTAGAACAACTAAAATACTGGTTAAAACTTATATGGCAAAACAAATCAACATGAAACCCAATCGTACCAAACTCTTATCAAAGATTTTAACTTATCTACGCCTGTTTGATTTTCAGGTATTGATAACTCTGTCAGTTTGTCTGTATTCACTTTATATATTGTGTTTACTCGCACATCATTGGGTTTAGAATAACCTATTACTAATAACACTTGTGTAGTAGGTTGCCTAGATAGCGCTTCTAATAAATACTTTTGCCCTGGCAACATTTGTCTTTCATCTGGGTGCTTCCATTCTACAAACAAAAAACTATCTTTTGTTCTACTCTTATTAGCCCGGTGATAACACATATCTAAATTAGATGCAGACCATTTAGCATTTTCTGGTATCAATCCCTCGAACTCACCAAAGTCAATGTGTTCGGCCTTAGGATTGCTCATAGGCATACAATCACTCCATTAGGTGTTACGCTACATATCTGAATACTACCATCTGGATTTAATATCGTTACAGTCTCATTTGCTTTAGCGTCTTGTATAAAAAACCATATTGCAAATGTAATAACCAATATCAATATATATTCTTTATCCATCTTTACTCTCCTCAAAAGTTATCTTGTTATCAGGATACATTCTATAAAACTTGTTTTTTATATCATGTACCACTTCTACTCTGATACTTCCATCACCCTCTTTAAAAAATTGAACAGTGAACCATTCCCCATCAATCGCCATTCTTCTTGTTATCATTCAATCTCCACAAAAACATGGTATTGCTTCTTCATCTTTATCAAACATATCTTGTTGAGACAAAGCAAACTCTTTTAGTTTTTCATAACTAGGTCTGTCTTTACGAAACCTAGCACCATCACCAAATGTTTTATTTGATGTTTGACATGATTTTTCTGCTTTAATCCACCAATCTGCTCTGCTTGGTTTCTCTTTAATTAAACTAACTATCTGATGAGTTGGTTTTAAAAAGCATAAATCACAATTTCCGTGCATTGTTACACCATTCATATTTGGTAAACCTAAATCAAAATCTTGTTCAGACCAAAACTTACTTATATCATGTTTAGTAATACCATCTACAAATAATGGAACTCTACTAATATCCATCTTAGCTGCTCGTCTTGGTTCATCTGCACGAATACCAATCCAATCCATATTTTCATTATGTTGCATACCTATAGATTTACAATACGCATCAATAACTCTAATTTTTAATCTTGCTGTACATATTCTAGCAACAGGGTTAGGTAAGTAACCTGTGGATTCATGTATCAGTTCCATAAATGGTTCACCATCACGAGAAGCAGTTTCAAAATTTACAACTTTAAATCTATCTTTAGTTTCTTCTGCCCACCGATATTCTAACCATGTTATTGGAACATTCCATTTATCTTCACAATCTTTAACAAACTGTAATGTAGCCTCTTCTTCTTTGCCTGTGTTTGCAAACACTACAATAGAACCATCAGGCAATCCATTATTAGATTGTAATACTCTCCATAATAAATAAGCAGATGTACGACCACCACTAAAGCTAATTACTGTGGGTTCTTTGATTTTAAATGGGTCTTGCATATTCCATGTCCCTCAAAATTTCTACCACACCACCATTTTTGAGCATCATAGGTGTTAGCTTTTTGTTTACACAAATGGCACACTTGACCAAAAGTTTTAATCTTCGTCATGCAGTGGGTCTTCTATCCACTCATCTGGCGCAACTATAGATGCCTTTTCTTTAGCTTCTTGTACTTCTAATTTCTTATCAGTCTCTACTAAATAAGTAATCATCTTTTTTATATCACTACGTTTAGCAATAACACCTGGTTCTTTTTTACCATATCGCACTATGTATTTAATAACATTGCCAATGTTGATAGCTTCACCACCTTGAAGATGGCCAGTGAGGTTATCTTGTAACCACTGCAATTCTAAACCACGTTCTTCATCAATTACATAATACTTTGGATACTTTGTAATTTCTTCACTCATAACTGCTCCTCAATAATTATCATGCCTTTTTCAAAAACACAAGACACACCTTTTACTTTGATATACACAGTTCCATCATCACCTAACCTATGTATTAAATTACCCTTGTGACACAATATTTCTTTTGATTCTATTGGTTGAGATACATAATAATATAAACCTATGCAAATTGCTAATAAAAGTATAGCTAATCCAATTAAATATCTCATGGTTTTACGTACCATAAACTAATCCTCCGTTGTTACGATGCCATTGCAGTAAGAGTATAATTATACTTGTAATACACGTATTACAAATATAAATGAAAGGAGACATAATTATGTGGACAACACCTGCTGCAACTGAAATGCGTTTTGGTTTTGAAATAACAATGTACGTATGCAATAAGTAATTAATAGGGAGGCTCATCGTCTCCCCATTAATCTTTTAAACATACAAGTATTTTTCTTTACCCATTCAACATTAAGTTGAACACATATTAAACCTTCTTGATGAGGTTTTCTTCTTCCACCTAATTTACGACCTGATTTAGGTAACCATTTTAGGTTCTTTTCCTCAACAAACCTTATTGTTTTACCAAGGGGCATCATCACCCTCTAGTGCCGGAGTTGGTTCTTGTTGTCTTTCACGCTTTTCAGATATAGTACCGCTCATAAACTTAGAACCATTTTTTTTAGATTCTCTAATCCATGCGCCTAACTGCTTTTCTGTACCATCTTCTAGCACTAAAGTTCCTGTGTAATCAGGTCGTTTATCGTTACCTTGTTTATCATTCTTAAATAACACGAATGTATTTTTGTTATCATATTCTGCCATAATTATTCCTTATTTAATTCTCTTAGTATATTAACGATATCGTCTACCTCATCTAAAAAGATAGACACTTCTTCTTCAAGCATTTCTATATACTCATTATCACGTTCTACTGCAACGTACATGAGTTGTAGCTTAGGCTCAAAGTTTGGATTGTAAGAAACGAAGTTAGCATAGTCTGCACTAGTACAAGCAATCTGCCACTGCACTTGGCTTATATATCGACTAGGTAACTTACGTTCTAACAAATTTGTAGTATGCGTAGTTTCGATTGGACATTTAATCTCAAGCACACCATTATCAGGTAATAGGCCATCTGGACTAGCGCCTGCCATTTTAATTGCAGGATGGTCTATAAAGCCAACCTGTTCTACTTTAATATCACGAACAATCTCATATATCTCACGAGCAGTATCTTCTCTATCAATACCATCTTGCATAGCTTGATTAAAATAGGAATCTGTTTTTTGTCCGGTTAATCGTTCAGTAGCAAGTTGCATTTTGTAATTTCTGCGAACTGCTGCTTCCCCTGATTTTATTTTGGCAAGCACGTCAGATACTCTACTTGCAGTAACCTTACCTAAACGTGCCTTAAACCATTCATCTGTGCGTTGTTCCATTAGAATGGGTCTCCACCTTGTTGTTTAATAGCATTGGCTACTTCTTCTACACTAGCCACCGATGTATCTAGTCCTAATCCTAAGCAAGCTAATGCACGTCCCCAACATGAAGTCTCGCAGTTCTCTATATAGCTAGTCTTGTTAATAAAGGTAGAACCTTCTTTTTCATACGCATGACCAGTTGCTCGTATTTGACCATCAATAACAATAATTGCTTTCATAACAACTACGCCATCTTGATGTGAAACAATCTCACTCATAATAGAGCCATTAGGATACATTTCTCTAAATGCTTTTAATCGTTCATTCACCTCAACATATTCTTTGCCTTTAATATTTACAGTTCTTAACTTTGGTGCTTTTTTAGCTTCCATTTGTTGTTCCTCTTGTTGTAGTTTAGCTAAAGCTGCATCATTGTCTGCACGCAACTCCTCTGTCATATCTTGTATTTCATTAATTAGATTATCCATGTTACAACTCCTACACCGATAATTAATAAAACAAATATTACTTTATCCATTCTATCTTTACGTTTATCTTCTCTGATTGATTCTGACCAGTGATTAAATTCTCTCATAACTATACTCCCAATAAATAATTAATGTATGTCTCTGCATCTGATTCGGTACTAAATGATTCAAGATACATTTTGTTTTCAAAGACCATATAAACATCTTCATCCTGGTCATACTCAATATCATAGTTTGCACGAGGTAATGATTTTAAATAACCATCGTAATCTTGTAACCAACTATCGTATGTTTGTGCCATTTATTTCTCCCTAATTAATTAACACAATATTCATTTTATATATAAAAAATATAAAGTCAAGCATATTGACATAAATATTTTAATAAATTATAGTGTTGCATAAGGAGGTCAATTATGACATTTAATGAAGCAATTAAATTATTTAAGAATAGGCGTGAAATGGCTGAAGCATTGGGCGTTACACGACAAGCTATTAGTTTATATAGTATGAAACCAGAGAAAGATTTACCAAACTATAGGGTATTACAAATTGAGCATTACTTTGGAAATAAGAAGATTTAGTCATATCGTAATAGATAAAGATGGATTTGCATTGCGTAAATTTACAACTTATGCAGATGCAAAATGGTTTGTCAGTAACAAGCCTGAATACATGGTAAAGAAGATTAACTTTAATTTAGATGAATACGAGGAGTGCTTATTTTGAGAGTAAGAAATTGGGATAAATTCCAACCAACAATGAAAGATAGAAACGTGATTTGGATAAAAATATATAGACAGATATTAGAAGATTATGAGTGGCATAATTTATCTTCTGATAGCAAAGCAACGTTATTAGAGCTACTTTTATTAGCATCTGAAAACAATGGCCAACTACCTGAAGTCCACAAGATAGCCTTTAGATTAAGGAAGACAGAGGATTTCATTAACGAGCAAATCGGTCTGTTATCACATTGGTTACAACTTGATAACAACTTGATAACAACTTGTGAACAAGATGTTGCCGTAGAGAAGAGTAGAGAAAGAGAAGAGAA